TTTCTTTTCTTTGATATGCATAACCATATTTTAAACTATTATCTGCTAAATTTTCAATTTCAGATTGGGTAAGTCCTTTATTAAATATTCTAATTTCATCAAGAGATCCTGAAAAATTATTTTTATCTGTACCGTTTCCTGCAATATAAAATTTATTTTTATTCTGAACATTATTTTTTATATCTAATATATTTGAATTGTGTAAATTTCCATCTACCCAAACTTCATATAAACTTCCTGTTTTTTGACAAACAATATGATGCCAAGTATTAGTTGATAATGTGTTTGAAGAAACTGTTGATGTTAGTACACTATCACTTTGTTTAAATTGTATTTTATACGGTTCTGCAGATGTACTATTTGTTAAAACAATATCAAAAGGATATTGTTTGCTTTCTAAATTACTATCTACTAAATGTACTCCGGCTGTACTTGAAAACACATCTATTGGTTTTACAGATTTTTTATCAAATATTGGATTATATTCAAATGTTTGAATAGATTGTGTTGGTGGTATATTTATCCAAAAACTAAATGCATAATCTAAATTATTTGAAAAATTAAACAATTCATTATCAGTTACTTCGAGATAAGATGAACTAAAATTTGCGCAAATTCCTGAATTTTCTTGTGTGTCGGTTGTTAATATACCACTTGTATACGATATATTTCTTTTATTTATTACCTTTACTTCATTTAAATTATTAGACCAATCCAATACATAATCAAGTTTTGTATTTACAAAATTTGTTTCACGATATTTTTCATTAAAACCAACATAGAGTAAATTGTATTTTTGATCTATTATCTTTAATTCATCAATACTTGTATCTATTACATTACCTAAACCATCATCACTTACAATATATTCGTAATTATCATCTATTGGATTAAAATTTTTAATTTTTAATGATTGTTTTTTTATAGTTTCTCCAGTCATATTTCTAGGAAACATTATTATAGATCCACTTGGTGAAAGATAATTATTTGTATCAAAATTTGTTTCATCTGCTGGATTTTTGTCTTTTCTATAATCTCTATAATAATTGTGATCCAAATAATACCATAATAATTTTGGATCTAAAGGTTGTAACGTATATGCATTTTGATAAAGTGATGAAGATACATTTAATATATTTCCAAAATATTTATCATTTTCTGGATAAAAATAACGATAGACATTTATACGTTCTGAATCTAAATTTGATGTTTTTGATCCAGGAATAACAAGAATTGAAGTTGTACCTAATTGTTGAATCCAAGTATTTATTGCATTTAAGAAAGTAAAATTTGCAGTTGACCATACAATATCAACTATTTCAGTTTCTTCTACTGGAAAATTTTGAACATCATCCGATGTAAAAATCCAAGTTTTATTTGTATTAAATGGTCTTGTTGGTGAAGTTGATCTAGATTCTTTTGGAATATCGGAAGAATTAGATCTTACTGTGTAATCACCTATTCGTATTGGATCAAATATTATATTTATACTTTTTTCATGCATTAGTTAGACTTTATTCTTACGTTAAAAATATATTCTTGACTACTATCTTTTAATAATGGTTTTTTTAATTTACCAACCGCTAATAAATTTCTATTGTCATCATATAAACCAATAGTAGATATGTAGGTTTTTGTTGTATTGTTCAATTTATCTTCAAATATTTTTCTATTTGAACCACTAATATATGTATAATTATTCGTATAATTAAATTCATTTTGTCCAACCCTACAAAAATAATTTTCATCGGAATATTCTTCAGCAGATCTAATATACCAATGTTCGTGATTTGTTCTACTTAAATTTGGAGCACATGATGAACTTATTGAAACAAATAATTTTTTTATATTATCGCCATCAATTGAAGCAGTTACCGTATTAAAATTACAATATTTATCCATCACTTGTCCATCTAATAATACTAATCCCCGTCTTGGAAATATCATACCCCAAGATTCTGCATTTTGTTCTTCGTATTTTAGACCATCTTGTTGAGTTCCTTCCACTAAATTATAGTATTCTTCAACTCCAAACATAGAAGATGAATATGTCTTCATAGTTTTACTATCATCTATTAGTTTGTATATTAAATTGCTTGTTTCATCTGATGAAAAATTGCTTCCTGTATTTATTAGTTGATTTATATTAGATGATATTGGAGAAAACGTAATTTGTAAATTTTGACTATCTAATCTATCTTTAAAAGCATCTCTGTTAAATTGTATTATGTAAAAATAATCGCTTCTAACATTATTTTTAAAAATCATATACTCTTGATTTCCAAAACATTCTGCTACATATTTTTTATACAATGTTTTTGCTGGTAAATATTCCGTATCATTATTTATGTATGAAGAACCTGATCCTGATACATGTGCATATGCAATATCAAATATGTATTTTGATAATGGATTTTGCGGATTATTAGTATAAATTGGAATATAATAATTTATATGACCTAATGGAGCAGATGATGTATAAAAATTTTTTTCTCTGTCTGTACCATTTTCAAAAATTGGTTTTGTTAAAAACGTTATTTTTGATTTTGCATAATCGGTTGATAAATTTAATCTTTTAATTGCAGGAAAATTTTGTTGTAAAATTTCTCTAACTTCATTATTTAGTGTTTGTACTTCATTAGATATTGTTTCTATTGGATTAAAACTTGCTGTAGTTACTGTAATAAATGATCCATCTTCATTTTCTGTTAAAATAAATTCTCTTGCTAAATTTTCAGGAAAAAATGAAAGACCATCTTCTGTTGTAATTTGAAAAGCATCTTGTGTAAATAATGTTCCAAATTTATCTTTTGTAAATGCTATGTTTTGTCTTGGTGGAAATCTATTTTCTTTTTGAAATTTTACATATGATTTTATTAAATAAAATAATTTATTATTTATTACCATTTTGTTGTTTGGTATCAATTCATCATATTTTTTTAATAATGGATTTATTATATTTATATTTTCTTGAATTGATTGTGGTTCTGAAATAATTTCTGTATCTAATGGTTGTTCTATTACTTTATTTATTACAAATAAACTAGTATCATTAACAATATCCATAAACATATTTGTTGCAACAATATCATTTACCAAATCTAAATCAGTTACACTTGGATCCATTCTGTATAATTCTTTTTTGTAAATTATATCCAAAATTTGATTTTCTGTTGCAACTATTTGTTCGGGAACATTATCTGGATTTAAATTTTTTGGATTTAGTCCTATTAAATTTCCGTAATATTCTTTTTTTTCATATTTTTTATTTATCCACATTTCTGGATTATATGTGGTTGTTGTTCCAAAATAATTTTGTTTATCTACGGATCCAGTTAAAAAATATTGGTGCAAATCATTTAAAGTTCTATCGTTTACTAAAAAAACAAAATTAGCATAATCTGCATTTTCAGTTTTAAAATAGTCTGAATAAACTAAATTATTTGGATTATTTTTATCAACAGAAAATCCGTTCCATTCTGGTGATATTTTTACACTACTATATTCTATATTATCTGGATATTCAGAATCAAATAAAACTAATGTATGTAATTTTTTAAGAAACTCATGTGAAATTTTTGTTTCACTTTCAATAATTTTTAACTCATTATCTGTTAAACTGTGTAATTTATAGTATTTTTTTGAAAATCCTTCATCATATGGAATTTTACTACTTAAATCATTTAATACACCATATGTTTGATCTAATTTTGGCCAGTGTATTCCTTTGTTTGATGTAAAATAAATTGATTTTAAACAATGTTCTGCACCAAAAGGAATAGATCCTGTTCCATATTTGTAATTACTTCCAGATACAGTTTCATTTACACATATTTCAGTATTGGTTGTATTTATTACTTTTATAGTTTTTCCAATATTTTTTATTACTAAATTTGTAGAAGGTGCTGTTGGTTTGTCTGAATTAAATTGTACAAATTGAGGATCATCTGTATTTGCATTTTCTATTTTGCTTTCAAGTAATCCTGTAATTGGGTTTATTACATATATGTTATTATCTGGAATATTTAATGATACATTTTGTGTTAAAGAATCACCATCATTATCGGCTCTTTCTTCTAAAAATGATCCTATAAATCCAACATCTATAACATGAAATTCTTTATCCATATTACCAATTCAATCTTATTTTTATTAAAATATCTATTTCTGGTGTTTTTTTAACGGGTTTACTTAATTTAGCAACAGCAAGTAATTCTTCAGCATCATTATACAATCCAACTGTTGTTATGTAAGTAATTGGGTTGTGTTTAAAAAATTCATGTTTTATCATATTATGGTTTGTTAGTGTATCATTTACCATTGTTGGATTATTTGAATAATTACATGTACCGGCACTAACTCTAACAAAATAATGATTTGATTTTTTATTACTTGAACCTCTTGCTTTCATATTATATCCAAGTTCAGCTGCACCTGTTATTGCATTAAATATTTTTAATCCATTATTTGTGTCTATGTTTGAAGATAAATCTGTTCCAAATGAAAGTTCATTATCTAATTTTTCAGCATCAAAAATAACTATGCCGAGTGATGGATATATTTTTCCATAAGTTGTTATGTATAAATTTGTTTCTATACTTCCTGTTCCTGAATCATGTATTCCGTTTTCTAAAGTACCACTAACAATATCAAAAGAAGAAAATACATGATCATTTGAAAATTTATCTTCCAAAACATCTTTTGAATTGTCTATAAATGACATTACTTTTGATGGAATTGCTGTTAATTCTGAAAAAGATATTTCAAAATTACCAGGATCTAATCTATCAGTTAAAGAATCTCTATTAAAATTTATTACATATATGTCTTTTCTTCCACTTGTAAGTGTACCATTCGTATATGTTTTAAATTCTGTTTCCGATGTATCTAATGTTAACAATCTATTTTGACTGTAAATTGCTTTTGTTGTTGAATCGGATGTTTCATAACCACTATAAACTGATCCTAATCCATTTTTATTACCATAAGCAACTGAATAATACGAAATTGGTTTATTATTTTTTATTACTGTATTATCAACTACGGTGTAAATATATTTTTTTGATTGTTCATTTTGTGTAGAACTTGTATAATGAGATAATGGTGATTGATTTCCATTAAATAATCCTTTTGTTACTAAATTATCTCTTCCCGTTATTATATCAGAACCCATTTTTAATGGATGAAATATTCTTACAGGAGATTGATCACAATCTGCTCTTTTTACTTTTCTGTTTAATTTTATTCCAGGACCAAGACCACTATAATCTTGTATTGATAAAACTTCAGGACCTTTAATATAGTCTCTGTCTCCAGGAGAATTATAGTTTGGATATTTCATATAAATTTTGGTTGTTTGTAATTCATAACAACCTAAATTATCTGACATATCAACGTATGGTTCTTGAACTTTTGGATTTTCCACAGGTATACAATTTTCTGTAAAACCTATTTCTGTTCCAGCAAATTCAACATCTTCCCAAACATCATACACCGTTCCTCTTTCTGTGAACAGATTTTCGTCTGATCTCCATTCATATTCAGTATACTCCACGCCTAAACAATCTAATAAAAGTTCGTATCTTCTTTCCCAATTAAAACTACGAATATAAGTTGCTTTATATCCTCTATAACATGAATTATTTGGTATTTTTTCAGGTAAAGATGCTTTTGTAATCAATTTTATTATGGCATCACCATATGTTCGTACATCGTTTAATTGTTTTTCCGCCTTTATGTAGCAACCTGTTTTTGGTTGAAGACAATTTAATCTTCCATAAGCATTTTTTGAAATAAAACCAAAATCTAACTCTCGTATGATATTTCCATCAACGGATGACAATAAATCTGGTAAATTATTATCTGTTATTCCATTTTTTCTTGTTTGTACATTTTCTTTAAAACCACCAAATATTTTTATATCTGTTTTTGATTGAAATTGTGTTTTTATTACATCTGCTAAGTAAATTTCATCTCTTACATTTCCAACTTCACATAAAGTTTTATTTGGATTTTTTGAATCAAATTTTCCCCAATATGAATCATTTGAGTCTAATTCATCTTTAATTTTTGTTATGAATGATCTAAACTTAAACAATTCATTTACATTTGTAGAATCTAAAAGATTTTGATTATTATTTAAAACTGCGTCAAATAATCTATCTTGTGTAGTTAATGGTTTCCAATTTAAAACATCATTTATTTGTTCTGTGTCATAATAGTATTGATATGCAGGTAATAATCCACCAACAAAATCATCACATCTTTCATACCAAAAAGATCCTACACCTTCTCCAATTACAACATTTTCTAACAACAATTTTTGTATTTGTTTATCTTGTCCAAATGGAGTATAACATTGCCAAATATCAACAACCATTTTTGCACTATGAGTTGTTGTTTGTTGATCAAAATATGGTGATTTTATATCTGGATTATTTTTTGATTTTACTGTTACTTCTCTAACATTTTTTATAGTTAAAATACGTTTTGATCCAGTTTTCTTTTTACCTAAAATACTTTCTATTCCAGGATCAGGTATTGCTTTACCTTTACCTTTAATTGATGCAGAATTAGCACCTTCTGTTGCATTGCTTGTAAATTTAATATTTACTGTATAATTTACAATTGCATTTGGAGAAAATAAAATGTCTAAATTTTTTGTTTCTCCAGGTTGTAATTGTATTGGATTATCTTGTGTGATTTCAGGCCATTGATATGGTGATATTACAGAATACGATGTTGATGAACCAAATCCCGTAAAACCGGTTACTAAAAGTAAATCGTTTCCTGTATTTTCAATTATTATAGGTAATGTTGATGAATTACCCAATTGAATGTCATCAAAACTTACTCCTTTAACATTTATTACTGGTTTTCCTGCAGGCAATACGATAATATCTTCTGGTGGTTTTTCATTTAATTTTGTGTCTATATTATTTATAGATTTTTGTAAATCTTTTGTTATTGCCGAATAAAAATTTGTTAGATCTTGTGAGTTTCCACCTAAAAATCCAAGACTTATATTGCTTCTAAAACTTACTTCAGTTAAAGCTGTACTCAAATTAAATCTTAATGTATTTAAATCGGAAGGAGAAAGATTTGATAAACTATCTAAACTGTATCCGCCAACTGGAAGATTTGAAATAGTATCAGCAATTGTTGCATCAAAACCAAGTTGATCAACTTTAAACTGTGGGGATTGTCCGTAAGTTTGCATAATTTCCTTCTATTAGTAATCTAATTTAATTTTAATAATCATTTCAGAATCCGATGTTTTACCGACTGGTTTACTTAATTTAGCAACTGCTAATAGGTCATTATTATCATTATACAGACCAACAGTTGTAACATATGTTATATTTTTATATTGATTTTCTGTTGATAACATTAGTGGTTTAATATATTGTTGACTTCCAGTTTCATAGTAGGAAACATTATTACTAAAATTAAATTCACCATTTCCAACTCTTGCAAAATATATTGTTGAATTTATTGTTTCTAATGTTCTACCTTTAAAACTATTATTAACGGAAACATCCATTGCACCACTTATTGAATTGAATAATCTTAAAGCGTTGTAAGAACTACTTCCAGTTGCAGGATTTCTTTTTGTATTTAATGAAGCAGAAGCATCCAATGCCATTCCATTAAGAACCAATATACCTGCATCTGGATACACTATTCCATAAGGTGTTGCTGATGAATTACCTGTGTATAGTCCATTAGTTAAACTACCACTATAAACATAATAAAAACTTCCTCCTGGACCTGTTCTTGATAATGAATTACCCAATAAATAAAGTTCACTAATAGTTTCATCTACTAATGTTGTTATTTTGTTACCAGATGGCAATCCAGTATTTAAATCCATTTCATGTAAAGAAAGTTCCCAAGAACCGGCAGCAAGTTTTTCTTTAAATCTAGAACGATTTATGTTTAAAACATATACATATTCTGATGTTTCTGTGTATGTTGTAACTGTATTTCCAACTGAATCAAGACCATCAAATTTTGAAACAAATTCAAATAAATTATCTTCCGATTCCAATAATAACTGTTTATATTGTGAATATAAAGCTTTTGACTCTGAAACATTATTTTGAATTTGATTTAAATTACCAGAAGAACCGCTATTTAAAAAATCACAATATGCTATACTAAATTGTTTTTCTTTTTTTGATCCTGTAGTATTGTATGCATCTACATAATATAGTTGTTGTGTTGTTGATTGAGCGGAGCTTGTATAGATTTTTAATAAATCTGTACTATTACCACTCCATAACGGTCTTGAAATAAAATCACGTCTATCGTAGGCAATTGATCCAATTTCAAATTTTTTAAAAACATAAGCCATAATTTAATACTCTAGTTTTACTGTTATTGATAATTCACTATTAAATGATTTTTGTAAAGGTTTACTTAATTTAGCAACAGCTAATAAATCTTTATTATCATTGTAAAGCCCTATTGTTGTTACGTAAACGTGTGGGTTATACATAAAACTATCAAAATATGGTTTTCCTATTCTACCTTTTGTTGAATCTGTATTTACAAATGTTGGATTATTTGAATAATTCATTTCACCAGAATCAACTCGTATAAAAATAGATTGTTGATGTTTTATTTGAACTGCACGTGCAACAAATCCTAAATTTGCATTTTGAGCAGAACCACTCATTGCTGTTAAAAGTTTGTAAGAATTTTGTCCATCTGTGTTACTTTGAACAACAGTATTGAATGATGCATTTTCATTTAATTTTTGAGCTGATATTATTATAGTTCCGTTATCTGGATAAACTTTACCGTAATAATGTGGATTTGATGGTTCATAAATTCCTGTTGCTAAAGATCCACTTACTAAATTACGAACTTTTGCAGGTTTTTCAGAATATTCATATTGATCTATTGAATCTAATGAATCATCTATTAGAGATATTATTTTATTTGATGATGAAACTTCAACATTACTTCCAGTATAAAAATTATTGGCAAATAATCCACCGTTTAATTCTGCAATATTTATTTCAAAATTTCCAGGATCTAATTTATCACCAAATCTATTTCTATTTATGTTTATTGCATAAAAATCATTTACTTCGGTATCATCTTCTAATTTAAATTTTGTTTCTGTTTCATCTAAACACATAAGTTTGTATTGTGAATAAATTGCTCTTGAAGGAGTATCGCTTGCCTGTCCAACTACATCATATGCAGTTGTTACATATTTTGATCCGGAACCATTTATATTTCCGTAGGCAATAGAAAACATTTCATTTTCTTTTGTGTTTAAAGATGATGACATCCATACTTGTAAATAGTATTCTTTTGATGCCGTATTTTGCACAGAACTAGTATGAAACGATTTTAAACTAGCAACAGTTGATGACCATAATCCCTTTGTATAAAGAGATGTAAATATTTCACTAGCAGTAGTTCCTGTTAATCTGGTATTTTCATTTTGTGCAACGTTTTTAAAAATATTTGACATATATTATCTCACAAGAATATTCAACCTAAAAAATAATTACGTAGTTACTGCTTGTGTAACTTGTATAGGAACAACTATTCGTGCACCCGTTTGATTTCCACTAATAATAAGTTTTGTTGTTGCAACAGTTCCAATTGGTAATTCCGTGCCTGTTGCTACAATTGTAACTCCTTGTGATGCTGGAACATCAGATACACTAACTGAACGACCTGACATCATTGATGTTTCCGTTGAAAATGTTGCATATGTATTATCGAGAATATGATAAGAATAAGAACTGTTTGGATCAGTAATTGTTCCGGTTGTACTTAATTGAATTGTTTTTGGTTTAATCAAAACACCCAATGCTTGTGTTCTTTTATTTGTTTCAAGTTTTACAACACCAGATGCAATTCCTGGACTTGTTGGATCAATATACGGTATTTGTGTTGTACCGGGAGGAAGTGTTATCAATTTATATTTTAATGATTGTGTTTCATCTGGAACTGCTTCTGTTATTGGCATATTTTCAATAACTGCACCATAATAATCACTACCACCTGGATGTGATGGATTCCATAAATCATAATCAATTTCATCATCTGCTAAAGCAAATTGTGTTATATTAAATTGATTTCTTCCTTTTGCCAATAACTCTCTACCTTTTTTTGTGAGAATTGCATCTACCGTTATTGTGGTATTATCTAAATAACCCATACGATACTCCTTTTTTTAAAATAAAATAAAAACTTTGCAAATTACATACAATACAAATATAAATATGTTTTTTTGATATTTTTATACAAGAATTTAAGTATTTATTGGTGGTACACCAAAAATTGGTTGTATATTTGATGTATAAAACGAAGATTCACCAAATCCTAAACTTGGTCCTAAATTTGGTAATCTACTGTTACCCTTCCACCAAATAACCCAAGGAAATCCTCTAATATAATCTTGTGATGTTGGATAATTTAAATATTTTTTTGTTCCAGCTAAAATACTTTCTTGTAAATATTGGGGTGTAAAAAGTGGTTTCATATATGGTTGTGGTGATCCACCAGGTACCGGTTGTGTTACATCAGTATTTAATTTTATTATTCTTGGTGCTGTATTTTGCATGCCATATTGGTTTTGTGCAAGTATAATATCATCAAAAAAACCACCTTTAATTATAGTTTTCCAAAATACACTTTTTGGAAAAACATTAAATTCAACAACATTTCCATTATGTAAAACATTTTCATAGTCTAAATATGATGTGTCATTTAAATTGTGTTTTGAAAATTCATAATTTTCACGAATAAGAGAATAATTTAAAGGATTTGAAATTGATGTATAAAGTGTTAATTCTGGTCTAATTGAGTTTTTGTAAGGATATGGATAATCGTTACACCCAAAAAACTCTCTACCTTGTTTAGCAGTTTCAAAATTTTTTGGATTTGTATAGTATGATTTTTCAAATGTATAATACCCAACATTTTTAATATAATTTTTTTTATATTTTGGTGATATTGAACTATAATAAGTATGTGATTCATACGTAGAAATTTCATTATTTTTTGATTTTTTAATAAATGCCAATGAACCAGATGAACTAAATAATAAATCAATTTTTGGATAATTTGAAATATCAAGTGTTTCTGCTGATACATTTTTGTAGGTTTTTGAGTCTAACTTCATATCATATGAAATATACTTTACATCAATAGTTTCATTTGTTAGACTTGTATTTAATAAAGTATTATATGTTCTAAATTCAAATTTTGGAGCATTTTGAATTGGTTTGTTTATTGCGATATTTGGTAAATTATTTACTTTACCTTTTGTTTGTAAATCAACATCCATATCACCCAATTTTATTTTTTCATCGGTATCGGTTATTATATTTGTTTCTACGGTTGATTCTGATTCTATTATATTTACATCAAGTAAATCTCCTTCTTCAAATCCTAAAAATAATACCGTACTTTTACTATCATATTCAGCTGGTATTGCATTTGGATATGGTGATAAAACGTTTGTTTCGTGTACAAATCCTTCTGTTTCTACATTTATTTTTTTAATAGATGATACTTTTGATCTTTCAAGAATATTTGGCTCTATTACTAATCCCAAAATTTCATTAGTTCTTGCAGGTAAAGTTTGTCTTATCTGTTCAAATACACTAAAATCAAATTGAGATATTAAAGAAATATATGCGTTAAAATCATTTCTATTTTCATATTTTTGCCAATACTCATACGAAAAATTTTCTAAATCTGGATAACTATCAGCATTTAATGTTGCATACCCACCCATATATTCTGTTAAATCAACATCACCAATTGCTTCATATATGTCTTCATTTATTGTATTTTGTGGTGAAAATGCTACCATCAATCTATTTGAATCGGGTGCATTCATTTCTAATTTTGATTTTTCATAAGAATTATTTACACTTAAAGCACCGGATAATGTTGTTTCATCAATTCTTATTTTTTGTGAATATTCCGTAGATGCACCAACATTTGCCGTATCCATCAAATATGTTTCTATAAAATTTTCAAAGGAACTTGTTGTAAATCCAACAAAATTTGCAACTTTTGATGAACTATAAAACGTATTATTTTTTTGATTTGGGTGTAAACTTTGAATACTAGATGTTGTTTGTGGATTAAAATATTGCCAAAACTTCCATTGACCTTGTAAATCATAAAAAGATGATGTTGGGGTATTACCATTGTAAGCTCTTGCAGCTAATACATGATTATCAAATGAAGAAGTGGATAATGGATTTGACCAATATCTTATTTCGTATACAGATCCAGATAATATTTTGTTTGTTTCAAAATTTGATCCAGAACCTATGTATAATTTACCATCTCTGTTCCAAGAATTATTATATTCTGGTTTAACTTGTCCATTTACAACTATACTTTCAGTTCTATCTATTACAATTTTACCATATTTTTGTGTTTTTAATATAAAATCATAAACTTGTTGCAAAGAATTATCGTCACTAGATATATTTCTTTTTATCATTATATTAAGCGGTTCATCTTCATATATGTATTCATCATATATTGATGCAGACAAATATGTAGAACCACTTGCCAAATAAAATGTAATTGTTCCTTTTTCAATATCTGTTCCATTTTTATTTGCAGTTACAAACCAATCAACACCATTTGAAGAACTTTTTTGAAGTATTGTTTGTATTTCATTATTACTATAATCATAAAGTGTTTCTGGTTGCATTTTCCATCTAAAAGTAACCGTGTCTGGATATTTCCATTCATCATAATGATTTACTTTTTCCCAAGGCAATTCAATTTTTTGATTTTTACCAGTAAGTGATCCTTCAAAATTAAGATAATATGTTGATTTTTCATATAAATTTTTACCTAAATCGTATGAATTTGGATTGTATGCACCACCATATTCTCGTATACTCAATAATGTTTGTGGTATACCGTATGCAGAAAGTAATGCTCGTATTCCCCTACTTGTACCTTTTGTTCCATAAATGTAAGGTAAGTTATTTAATATACGTCTCCAAACTTCTTTTGTTCTTTCTTCTTCTGTTTTATTGTATTTTTCACCTAATATGTTATATTTTGGTTCTTCTTCATTATTTAATCCTAGAGCATATTCCCATAATTCTTTATCACCGATATTAGATGATAAATTCCATCCTAAATTTTTTGTTGCAACTTGTATTAAATCTTGTGATATACCAGAATTTGGATCTTCTTTTCTTAAATGTTTATGTAATATATGTTCATTGTAGGTGTATATTATGTCAAAATGTTGAGCAATCATATTTACAAAAGAAATAAATTGCTCATTTTCCGTATTTTCTATAATATAACTTGGTAAAGTTTTGTATAAAGCATTTGTATTATTTTGGTCAAAAAATTGGGCAAATTCAAGAACAGAATTATACCAATTTATTGCTGGTGATTCGTTACTTTTCCAAAATTTAAATTTTCCGTTCTTTGTTTTAATGTCTTCATCTGATGTAACCGTGTATTTTGGATATGGTGTTATTACAAACGTTTGAATTTCAAAAGGATCGTAATTAAATTGTTCATAGTATAACCATTTTTCCCATTCATCAAACCCACTAATTAACTTTTCTTTTAAATTTTTAATGTTTATTATGTTGGTATCTATTTCATCAAAAGAACCAATGTATGTTTGAAGATTATTTATTTGATCATTATAGGATTCTATCAAATTTATTTTGTATACAAAATTATTTAAACGTTCTTCTGCTGAAGAATAAAAACAAAAGTTATTAAAATCTGTAAAATCTATGTTTAATTTTATAGGTTTGGTATCACCGTAAACATATTTATTTAATATTTCTTGTGAAGTTTGAACATTTGTTGATAACAAATCATTCCAAGATTTAAAATCCGTTTCTGTTACTGTGTTAAAAGAATAATCTACATTATAGTTTGGTCCTTTTAATATATTTTCTTTTTTTATAGTTTCAACAACTTGCGATTGTATTTTTATATTATCAATATATGGTTTAAGTATTTGAGTTCCTAACCAACACTCGTATCTTAAACCCAAATCCATAGGTAACGGATAAAACAATTTTACATAAAAATATGTTTCACTACCGTCTGATGTAACATTTATTACATCTATTATTTTATTTTCTCCAAAATTTAATACTATTGGGGAAAAATATGTTTTTGGTTTAAGGTATTCTAATACAAAAGTTTTTAATTTCTCTACTTCTGCTAAATCATTTGGATTTGTTAATGCTAAAACTAATTCACGTCTATCATTTGATATTTCTGCAATAAAAAGTTTAGTTGCATTAAATTCACTACTGACATAATTTCTAAAAAAATTGTAAACAATTTTATACGAACCTGGTTGTACAATAAAATTATTTAAATTTTCATTTATGTTTAAATGTATATTTGATGGATCATTTTCATCATCTACTTTCCAATTTTTTATATCATATAAAGATCCAACATATCCTCCATCGGAATAAAAAAGATGCATTTCAAAAGAATCTTTCTTTATTTGATTTATTGGATCATCTACAACATTTAATACCGGAACTATAACACGTCTATCTTGAGAAACTAAAAATCTAGAACCACGAATTGGTATATTTGCGTTTAATATTTCTTCTATATTTTGATATTGAAAATTATTCATTAAGTATTATTCAATAGTGATGAAATGCTTTCTTTTAAAAGTTCAATTTCTTTATCTTTTTGTTGCAATAACATATCTTTTTCCATAATCTCATTTGATTGTGAATAGAGTAAACTGTCTTTTTCGCGTGATTCAGATTTAACATCTTCAACATTTTGTTCAAGTTGTTTGATTTTTTCATTTTGAGATACTATACTATCTGCATTTATATTTATCAAGTTTGCAATATTACTAAAAAATTGTTCTGCAATAGTAAAATTTTCTAAATTTTCTGCATTTTCAGGACTTGTAACAAGACCACCTGCTAAATTTTTTATTAAAGCATTATATTTTGACATTACAAAATTTTCAGCATTTACTGCATTTGGTAATGATTTAAAACTTGTATTTACTGCATACTTAAAATCGCCGTTTACATATCTTTCGTCTAAAACTCGTATAGGAATATCCATTGATTCTTCTTTTGAAAAATCTATTATTATTTTTCCACGATTATCTCTTTCAATCATAAAATTTACCTCGTTACTTTAAAGTAAAAATTATTATCAAAAATTTGAACATTATTACCATTTTCTTTTTCAATTTTAACTACTACTCTATAAAATCTTTCTGGTTGAAAACAATTCATCCAAAGGTTAAAATAGTTTCCATTTTCATCACAACTTATTTTTGTACCTTCCGTTGAAAATGGTATTATTATTTCGTCACTATGAGCATCTCTTATTTCATAATATGATGTTTCTGGTAAAAAATAATTTATTAGTTGATATGCCTCGGTTGTATATGTTTTTTGTGGATATTTTTTGTTTGCATATATTCTTATTTTTGATTTTTCATCTTTTGAGTAATATTTTTTTAATTTAACATTTATGTTTATATTTTCATCGGCTACTTCTGAAAGTGATCCTGTTGTAAAAGTAGAATCATCCCATATAACTTGTAGTCTCGGTACATATATTGTATTACTATCTACTCCAAAAAATTTTAAACTTGAAAAATATTCAGGTAAAGTTTCAATTGTGTCCTCAAATTTTAATATTAAGCCATCATTGGAAATAGTGCCGTTTATCCAAGAATTTACCATAGGTGTAATATTCATGTAAACATCGGATGATTGATAATAAAAAGATTCTGAACAAATTAAGTTATTATATGTCCACCATGTTCCTCCACCTTTTTTTGTATAATAAGAGCCAGTTACGTTTGGATTTAAACTTTGTGTGGGTTCCCATTCTACTGCTGATTGCTTTGATGTTCTGTATTTCCAAGAAACACCATCTGTCATATTTGGTCTTGATGCATACTGACCTGTTCCGTTTGTCCACGAAGAACTTACAGGATAAGCATAAATTTTGTATTCTTGAGGTACTTCTTTTACGTCAGTTGTTCTTAATGATAAATAATAAGATGCAGAAGTAGGTATAATTGACGAATTTATTTTATCTTGTAAATCATTTAAGTTAAAATACATCAATATTCTACTGTTATATGTTGCAGTAGAATTATTTACTTTTTCATGTGATAATTCCAATATAGAATCTAAACCAGTATTTAAGGATTCTGTTTTTTCATATATTGTTGCATCTTTAAATGGGTATATTGTGTATATCATTAGTATGTCCTTGATTTACCAATTATATCATTATCTGGATATTTTATTTCAAACATTGAAGGATCTAAAGAGGGAAACAATATACCATCTTTTGTTGCTGCATTTATGTCATAAATATATTTTGAATATCCAAGAGATTCATCGTGTAAATTATTTATTTTAATATTAACAACGGTTTGAACACCATCAATTTTATCTAATTCCGTGTAAAGATTGCTAACTACAACTGGTTGATTTATTTGCCATTTTTTAACATCAAAATAATCTTTTAATTTTTGAATACATTTTAAAATTACTTGATTACCATTTTCATTTGGTCTTGTTACTATTTCAAATTCAACGCCTATGTTTATTATGTATGCATCTTTGATTGTAATTGCGTCTGTAAGCATTCTGTATTGATCAAGGTATGTTTTTAAGTTTTCTTTTGTTGCATTATTTACAGTAGTTAATTTATTATTTCTATCATATCCAAGTACATAAAAACTTAAACCAAATTGATTTTGTAAAAAATTATTAGCACTTGTCATATTATATGAAAGTTCTGTATCTTTTACAACATATGCTTTTGATATTGAACCAAATTTTGAAGGAAGACTATATGCTCGTATAATATAATCTTCTTTTGTAACTGCTCTATTTTGTGATGCAAATTGAGCTATTGCATTTTGTCTTATTTCTTCTAAATCATCAGCATTTTTACCACCACTAGCAGGTTCTGGATTTGTAACAGCAAGACTATTTAATACTCTTTGATATAAAACGGAATCTAAACCGGTTTCATCTACTAAAATTTGTTTTGAATTTATTTTATTTATAGTATCACTTGCAACATTATCCGCAGTACCACCACCAACACTATAATATATTGAAATGTTGGTATTACTTGGAGCTATACCATAACTCTTTGTATAAAGAAAATTTGCAGGATTTAATTCATTTGAAAATCCACTTGTTATATTATTTAGTGCACTTCCTATTAAATCTGGATTTGGTATCAATAATTCTTCATTAAAATTAGTTACACCGGATCCAAATTGTAACTCAAACGTTCCATCTAAAATTTGTCTTGAAGTAAATCTTCTTGGTATTCTTCTTAACTTTAAAAGATATGGTGTAGCTCCTCTATCTGAACTTAAAAATTTATCATTTCTTGGTATGTTTGGAACCGATTCAAATATTGTATCTTGTGCCAAATATGGAACATTATACCACTTATTGCCGTCACTATCTATACCATATAAAATTTCTATCAAATTTGGTTCTTCAAGTGTTATTTTTTGATAAGGAACAACATCTCCAAATTGGAATGAACGGTTGATAACATTGCCTGAAACTGCGTTTACTGATTTTTTAACGAGCCAAAACTCTACTTCTCCTGTTACATCATTTATTTCAAATGGAGTAACTTCTGTTGGATCTAAACTACTACTAAATTTAAAATCAATATATTCGGTTGTTCTAAATAAATTTGATGTTGCTTTTGAAGATACAGTCATTCCTTCATTTATTGCAAGTGCATATCTCCAGTCTGGCATCATAATTCCATATCCGTCATCAACCGATGGTAATAATTGAAAAACATTTAATCTAACAACAGAAGCAATTTTATTTCTTGGAATGTAACCCATAGACTGTGCAATATTTATTATATTTTGTCTTTCAGCTGCATGGGTTATCATAGATTCTTGTAATGTTACATCTGTGTAATAAGAAAGAACATCACCAACATAGGCAGCCATTTCCAAAAACATCATTCCAGGTGATGATTCATTAAAATCTTGATAAGTATTTGGAAAATATGTTTTAGCAAAGTCAATTAAATTAGACTTTATAGAGTTAAAATCTCTACCTAAATACCTTATATCTTTTTTTAATAAGTCTGACATTTAATTTTCCTCATGTAATATCAAAATTACCAGATTCAGTAATTCCTAATGTTATTGGTAAATATATGTTTGTACTGATTATGTATATTCTTATTCTAATTACCAATGAATATCTTTTATCAGAAAATCTTGCATCATTTTGGGGATCTGTAATAATTTCTGATGATTGTATTGCAATATAAGGCATCCACTTGCTTATAGCAGCAGATATTTCTCCCATTATTCTTTCTTTAAAAGAATCTTCATCGACTACTGGCTCAAAAAGATAATAATGAATATCTGTTCCAAACTCTGGTTGCATTATTCTTTCACCTTTATGTGTTTGTAAAAGATTACGCAAATTTTCAATTACTTGAGCAGTATTCGTATATGTTTGATTAAAAACACCTTTTTCTGCATTAAAAGGTATTGAAACACCAATTGGTTTTAAATCTCTTAATTGACTACCAGACGGTTGTGTATTTAATTCTTGATATATTTTACGTCTATTTTTAACCAATTATTATCTCCCTTTCTTTTCGTCTATCTTTTTCATAAGAGCAGAATAATTTTTTGTAAGAGCAGACATAACTTCTTCAGGAACATCTTCTTTTGAGTAACCATTTGGTATTACACTATTTTGTTTTATTCCATTAAAATTTTGTGCCATATCCGATGTAAACATCATTTCATCATCATATTCCATACTTTCTTGTAAACTTCTTCGTGTTTCATTCAATAAATCTTGTATATTTGAATAATCTCCAGAAGAAATTGATTTTTTTACCGATTTTTTAGGTTTTTGTGTAATTTTTGATTCAACAATTTTTCCTATGCTTTGTTCATTTATCTTTTTTTCTAAAGCATATTCTATTTCTTCTCGTATTATTTCACGAATTTTACCAAAAAAACTTTTTGCATTCATATAAATAACCACCTAATATATTGTTTGTAAAACTATAAATATCAAAATACACCAAAATTGTTTGTTTTATTAAACTTCAACTGGAACGTTAATACCAGATTTTATTTTATTCATTCTATCAACTAAATTTAATTTTTGTATATGTAATTGTGTTTCTGTTTCAGTCATCCATACTTCAAAATGCATATCATCAACAGATGTTCCTCCGTAATTTCCACCCCATCTACAACCATATCTTTTTATCAATTTTTGGATTTGAGCAACTTGTGTTGAATTAAAAGTATTTGCTTTATGATGTGGATGTTTTCTATGGTTGTAATCTATAGCAGTACCACTTGCATGACAACTCCATGTGGTTGAACCATCACGTATTTTTCTAAAATTAAAACAACTTGTACTTACCATTGGTTCAACTGATTTATGTAAATCATACATTAAATTGTAAAGAATTGGTAAAACTTCTTTTCTACAAGTAATGTATGGTTTTAAACCTGGAATTCTTTCTGAAACCATGTATTGACTTTGTATTTCTTTTGGTAATACACCCCAACCATTATTTGATTCTGTTGCTTTATCATACTGTAATTTTCCACTTTTAGTTCTTCCTCCAGTATAAGGAGCATTTGTACCAGTACCACCAAATACAGTTAATCCATAACCACCCATCCCAAAAGTTCTACCAATTGGAATATATGAATAATCTTTTCTTTGTGTTATACCACCAACTATATCTGCAGCTCCTTTTATTTTTGCTTTTCTTCTTACCGTTAAATTTCTTGTTTCTATTATTGTTTTTGTTTTTTCATCTATTCCATTTTTTTCGTATTCTTCTTTTTTTTCTTGTATTTTTTTCTTATTAAAAGATGAATAATCTTCAAAAGGATATGGTCTTCTAAACATTGTCAACTCATAATCAAGATCTCTCGTATCTAATGGCGTAAGAATATCGTATCTATCATCAATAACAACTTTTTTAGGTTCTATTTTTACTATATTGTTCATTTCAGATAATGAATTTATATCAGTTTCATCAATATCTACTTTATTGTCTTTAATTTCTTGATTTTCAACATTTTCTCCAGATTCAGTTTCGTATCTTGAATACAATATACCATATGTTTCACATATTTGTTTTATTGCTTTATGACTTGTTTCCATAAAAATAGAATATTCTGGATCATTTTCAAACTTTGGGTTTAATTTTATTCCAGACTTTTCACCTAGTTGTCTCCATCGTCTGTACCAATACATTTCTTGACTTCTCCAAACTCTTTCTAACCTAACGGTTACGTTTGGATCTGGATTGCATACAAAATCGTTAAAAAATTGATCGCGTACTTTTAAATTATTCAATCTGTTTTTTGGTTTTTGAACAACATGAGTATAAAATTTTCCACAAGCTCTTAATTCTATTTCAAAATTTCTAGCAATAAAAGTGTTAATATCTGTATCTGAAAAAGCCGAGTGATTTGGGTGATTGTGTGAACCAACTATATTGTATGGTCCATTTAATTTAAAATCTTTGTATAATTCTTGTTCTATATTAGAATCAATATAAACAGAACTTTTGTGCATTTGTGTTGATATTCCAAATGAATTTCCTTTTAAATCGGAAGAACAAAAATATTCAACATTTTCATTTATTTTATCTTTTTCAAAATTTATTATAGGACGTAACTGAGATCCATAACCTCTTGGAGGATCAACTCTTTCTAAATATCCAGTTTGTATACCATTATCTTTTATTTCTTCTTCCATGTTATCATACCTTAAATAAGAAATATTTTATTATTTGTCCTTTGTTTACTTGTTTTTTTACCAATCCATAAAAAAATTCATTCCATTGACTAGGTGGTATAGTTTGACATCCTGAAGATGAAACTGATTTAGATCCACCTCTATGTAAATTTATACCAAAATATCCTGTATGTTCTCTTTTTCTTTTAGCTTTTGCTCTTGGATCACCGTCTCTATAAACAGTAAAGTTTCCATGTTGTATCAATGCTTCGTGTGGAACAGAACCGTTATGTCTACCAATTTTATATTCCCAAACACCTTCTTTTAATGTAGCAACTCCGTCTTGTGTATCTACATCCGCATTGTATCCATACCATCCTGGATCAGTATTTGCATTAAATGCAAACATTTGAGTTGATGTTACAAAAAATATTGCATCATCGTATAATCCTCTATCATTTTTTCCAGGTCTTCCTGATTCATTAAAATATCCACGAAGTCCTACAATGTATGGGTATCCAGAATAGTTATTTGTTAATTTTACTATCTGTTCACGTGTCGATGATGGTCTTCCGTTTGGAATCATTGGATTTTTATACACGGGAGGTCTTTTTTCATTAAGGTCTGGAATATCTGCTGCCGAAGCACCGGTTGGTGTAACAACTTTTCCAGTTCCACTATTTAATGAACTTTTTGCTGCCTGTTGAGTTGCAATTTTTTGTGCATTTGCTGGATCAAAAAGCTTTAATTGAATTGCAATTTTGTATACAGTTTCATATAAATTTTTTATTTTTTTTTCGTATTGTGGTCTTCCATCCCCATCAACAATATATCCACTATATGCAATAGCGTGTGCATATTCTTTGTAATCACGTTTAGCTGCAGCATAAGCATCTTTATATTTTGAACTTATTAACCTCCCATGATCATAAAATGAATTTTGAACTGATGTATATGTTCTAAATGCACCTCTTTTTGTTCCAGTCCAATATTCATTTGGTGATCCTGAACCTTTTATTCCAAAAAACCCATTTCCTTCAAGTGCAAGGGGTGATTTACCCCAACCACTTTCTTCAGCTCCTTGTGCTAATTCTACAATAGGATCAAATCCAAATTTTCCACACGAATTAACAGCATTATTCCAATTATTTTGAACATAATTTATTTCTTTTTGTGATTCTTTTTTTGAAAGATCTGGTGTAAATCCTGCTGATGCCATACCGGCATAACCAATATCTGTTCCAATTCTTCCGGATACTCCACCTGCACCTGAACTATAAATAAAAGCGGTTGCTCTGGATACACCAATTGGAATGTATGAATAATCTTTTGATACTGGTATTCCAAGTGTTGATTTTATATTTTTTAATTTTGCCTTTCTTCTTCTTATTATTCTTTCTTTACCAACTCTATATTTTTTTTCTTTATTTTCATCTATTTCTTCTTTTGATTTATCTTCAGGAATGCCTTCATTTATTGACATAAAATCTTCCCACGGATATTCAGGTCTGTATGTATTAAATTGTCTATCATATTCGTTTGTTACTTTTAAATAATCATCACCACTAGGAAAATCTGTTCTGTCATCAACAACAACTATTTTTGGAATAGTTACAGTATTTTGTTCTCGTAATGATTTTTGATCATTATTGGTCATTTTAACAGTATCTTTTTTTACATCTTTGTCCATGATAATACCTCATAATACATAAACAAAATGCCAATCTTCGCTTGGTGCATCTCCCCAATACCATCCAAATCTTCCACCATTTATGGCAATCCATTTTTGTGCATCCATTTGTTGTTGATGTGTTAGCTTAAATCTTGATGGATAATAAGAAACATCTATTGCTTTACCCAATCCATGATTTGAAGTACCAACCCATTTTCCATTTCTATATTCAGGTTTTGCAACTTTTTGGGGATTTGGATTTTTTTTCCAATTATTAAGTTGTATTTGTAATGGTCTATAACAATTTGAATATCTTATTACTACACCCTCTTTGGCTGCAGCATTTTTCATTGCAAGATATGCAGATACTGCAGTATAATACATTAAACAAGTTTGTGCTGTACATTCTCCTTCAACTTTTAATAACACATTATTAGGTAAATTACCATTTTCATATGGTATTGGTTTACCTTGAACATCATCAACTGTTTTTGCTCCAGGCATCATTACGAATGACCAAGATTTATGACCTGTTCCATCTGGTATTGGTCTATAATTTTGTATAAGTCTTCCACCGTTTGATTGAGGATTGAAAGGTGTTGCTTTTTCTTTTGTTCCAGAATCACCTTTCCATTTGGCACCAGTATCAGGTATTGGATTACCAGAAGTTACTTGTACAACAACACGTTTTCCACCTTGTGTAATAACAGTTGTACCGCTTAATTTTATATTTTGTTTAATCCATGAAGATGATTTGAAAGGACCATCTGGATTATGTGTAGTTGTGTTTATTATATTGTTGGGTGAAGCAAGAAATAAGTCACCTATTGCTTTTTTATTTGCAACGGTTGCTCCTTCTGTTGCTTTATCTAATCCACCAACTTGAAAATAAAAAACTCTTCCACGTTCTGGTAAACCGTTAATCATATTAACGTGTTTTTTTGCATCTCCTGGATTTGGCATATATGGTCCAACGATATGTATTATACTCCAATTTGAAGCAGGTTCTAGTTTAAAAACTTCATGCATTGTAAATGCACCAAGAGAAAAACCAACCATTATTTTTTTAGTAATTGTTATTGATTTTGAACTTAAAATAGATAAACATTCTTTCCATGCGCTTGTGACATTGGATGCTGTTTTACAAATATACACGTGAAAATTATTTAGATTATTAAAACCTTGTTCCCACATATAACCTTCTTTATGTTTTGCATTTGGCATTCCTGGTTCCCAAGTTTTTTCTTCAATTTTAACACCACCAACAACAAATATAAGTGGACCGTCCTTGTATGTATCAGAAAATTTTATTATGCCATACTTTCCTTCTTGATAACGAGTTCCAATTGCGTTTCCAGATCCTCCAAAAGAATCACTAACGGCTGATATATTTGATCCAACATAACTATAACCACCAAACCCTCTTGACATTCCTGGACGATATATTGGTATATTTGATTGAACGGCAGCCGGTACTGTTACAATTTTTTTTAGTGGATTCTTTCTTTTTGGTTTTGATGCAGCATTTTCTTCCCAAGGATAATCTATTTTTCTTTTATATTCATTGTATTCTGATAATATAAGATTTCTTTTATCGGATTCACTTGTTACAAAATCTGTTCGTACATCAATAACGGTTGTTTTTTTATTGGATATTGTTAATTTTACCAAATCTTCTTCGGTTACATTTGCATTTTCTTTTTTTATTTCTCCGTTCAATGTTGTTCTCCATTTAAGATGATGAATTTTTATTTAAAAAAACTAATTGTGATTTTAAATCTTCAATTCTATCTACAAGTCCTTGAACATTTGAATTTATTTTTGTAAAATTTGGAGAATTTATTGGCATTCCAGAAGGTCCAACTCCTGTTGGTACTGTTATTGCTTTTATTTCAGTAATCATTTGTTTTAGTACATCACATAAATCATTAAACCAATCTGCAGTTGTATTTCCTAATAACACAGGTTCTTCTGCATTTAATCCAAGATTTATTCTTTGACTTTCTAATTCAAATAAATTTCTTGAATCTATTGAAAATATTTTGTCTGATGAAAATGCAATACCTTCACTGCTGAATCCAATCAATTCTTGTTTTCTTGCATTTAATATTATTCTATCAGAAGCAATAATTGCTTGGTTTCCTGCATAACCATTTCTTCTGTATAAATCAACGCCTTTATCTTGAATTGATGAGAAAAATTTAGATCCAGGAGTGAATGATACCGACTGACCAGATGTTAACCATATACCAGAATCATCTTCATCTATATTTTCTAATATAAAAGAATTATACGGCATTCCTCTTTTTGGGTTCGTACCATTTGAAATTATTATTATTGGATTTCCAGAAGCACCAGTTCCATCTTTCCAATACGGTGATAGTGGGTATCGTGTATCTTCATTTATTGTGGATCCTAACCTTATTGATTGGCCAAATCTTCCTTCAATCAATATATCTCCGGGATAAGGTTGTAATGGGTAGACATCTAATCTTTCTGGAAAAAATTGATCTATTGTACTTGTAACTTCTTCCAGTTCACTTGAATTTACTGTTATACCATCTTCTGCATTTGTTCTTGTTTCTTGATTTGAGGTGTTTTTTAGTGGTATAAATTCTGTCATACCAGGCAAACCGTTATGGTGAACGGATCCTTGGAGTGAAACTGCATTTGTATAATAATAATCGGATGAATTTCTACCAGGTGAGTTGTATGCATTTGGTGCCCTCATTATCATAACAATCTCACCAGATATTGGTATATTTTTTATATTAACATCTAATGGTTTTGCAACAATAACATTTGAAGGATCTAATGTCATGTAAGGACCTATGAGAGTACATCTAATAGAATAAAGATATTCTTTATTGTATCCAGAATAATCTACCGAAATAACCTGTGCAGGGTATAAATCGTGTTCTACTCCATTAACCAGAATTTTTTGGGGACTGTGTGCCAATTTCGTTTTCCTCTTGATCTTCTTGAATTTCTTGAATACCCTTTAATAGAGCTTCTTTTTCTTCATCAGTTAAGAATGAGGAAGATTCTTCGCCTTTATCGCCCATTGCACGTTGTATAACTGCAGCTAATTTTACCAAATGTTCGTCATTCTTAACACCAACTTCCATAAAATCTTTTATTGCCGGTACTAATATAGCAGCATCACTTATGTTATTTAACATAGGTTTTAAGTCGGCAATCAAAAGATTTATTTGACGGTCTTTTTTCTTCTGATTATCATAAATGTCTTTGAGTAAATCAGAAAATTTTTTATTACCAAATATTTCAGTATCAAATTTCATATAGATAAATATACCATTATTTTATATTTTGTCAAATTCATACCAATTGATTTTTTCTATGTCATATCCATCTTTGTACATTTTATAGAGTTTGACATATATTGTCTTTATTTTATTTATTACACTCGTTATATGTTGAGAACTAACTCCAGTTCTTTCTCTAACAAGTATGTATATTGCCTTTTTGTTGTAATTTTCTATATTTTCTCTTGTTCTGAATAGATAGACTATTGCATCTGCAACTTGAATATCTCTATTTTTTGTAAATATTATTGATAAATTTTTTTCTAATACGGAAGTAAAAAGGTCTATAAAATCTCTTTTTTCTTCAAGTATATCGTGTCTAACAACTTCATTTATTATCACTCTTTCTGCATCTATAACATCAATAGAGTGACTTCTTTTATAGTGATAATAATTTTTATTATTTTCTGCAATCAAATAATTTTTTGCAACAATCGAAAAATAAGAAAATGCCTTTCCATTTTCTGCTTTATATTTATTTATTTTTTCGTGAAGAAATGCAATTACTTCATGTTTTACATCTTCGTGTGATACGTCAAAATTGTAAAATTTAAACCTATGTATCATAATTTCTGCTAACTTGTAAAATGCAGGATGTATTTTTTGTGTGTATAAAATATTTTTTTGAATATCGTCATCCATTTGATTATACAAAATTATCGCATTTTCTGTGTCTTTTGTAAAATATATGTTTGGTTTTTTAGGACTACGTTTTTGTTTCATAAATAATAGTCCTTTTCAAATTTTGCTTCAAATTTTGGTTTTTCAAGAATAGAACTCCTTTCATCATCTAAAGATTTTTCACCAAAATAAACTGCAATATCATTTACAATATCTTTCATTTCTTTGAAAAAATATCCAGTTTCATCATCTGATTCAAACGAACCAATCCTATCCAATTGTCTTAAATATGATTGTTGTGATAAAACTCTATTTTTTAGTTCCGTTAAAAACTTTTCATTTTCCAATAATACATCAACACTTTCTTCCGCCATAGTTTCCAAGTCTTCATATTTTTTTGTCAAATTTATATTGACATAAATAGATACCGTCAATAAAACGGATAAAATAATTATTAAAATTAACATATCAACCTCTTTTGTGTTTTGGTGGAATTATAGTATCTATAACGCCCATGTCTAATGCATCTTTTGGTGTGATATAATAATCTTTGATAGTTACATTTTTCCAAAAATCTTTATCTTTATTTGAATTTGATTTCAGTATTTCCAAAAGTATTTCTTCCAATTTTTCCATATGTTGAACATTAGCTTTCATATCGGATGATTTACCGTAAATGTCTGAACTTATTTCGTGAAACATAATAGTGCTATATTGAGAAGCAGCACGAACACCTGTTCCTGCACAAAGAATAAGAGCAGCAGCAGACATTGCCCTTCCTCTGCAAATTGTATTAACTTTAACATCAAGACTTTGCATATAATCTATTATACCAAGTGCTTCATATACCGAACCCCCATCGGAATTGATAATTAGGTTTATGGGATTATTTTTATTTTCTTCCGTTCTCATGTGTAATATTGCACGAATACGTGTAATAATATCATATAAACTACCATCCATTATCTCGCCGAATAACAGAATTGTTGATGCTTCTACATCAATTCCATAATCCATTTGAGTTGTTGCTTCTTTCCATCTAACTGGAATATCGTTTTCAGCATCTTTGGGTTTTGCAATGTAAGTTTCTTCTTTAAGAACTTCATTGTCATTTTCATTATCATAGAATTGATCCATATAAAACTCCATTATTTAAACACTTCTACCTCGTCTATATCCAATATGATTATAGTGTTCATCATAAAAATTATTTTGTGGTGTAGAATTAAATTCTTCTAATATACGATTTTCTTCTGTATTTGCCAAGCTTTTTTTATTTTTTTTTCTTTTTTTATTAACGGTCACGGAATCTGTTATTTGTGAGTTTACTTCTATATTTGTTTTTTTAGGTTCATCATCTTCAATAATTTTATTAAAAACTTCTGTTTCAATTGGAATATCTATATTAGTTTCTTCTTCAATATCTTCTGTTACTAAATCTGTGATTTGATTATTTATATTATCTTTTTTTGTTTTTTCTTTTTGTGTCAAATGATTAGCAGCAATTACCAAACTGACAGCCAATGGATCAAATACAGAAACTAAAATCAGTATAAACCAATTAACTATTATATCCATAGGAGCACCTGTTAATCTACTCAAATATAATAAAGGACCGATTTCTGATGAAAACGTGGTGTTTTCCAATACTAATTTTTCTTGTTCTAATTTTGCAATACTATCTGATAAACCAATTGATTTTTGATTTAGTTCCGATATTTCTTTATTTAGTGTTTGTGTTGAATTATCAACGGATTGAATATTTTTTTGTAATCCTCTTGTTCCCTTTTTTAAGTTTAATTGAGCATTTAAAGAATTTTCTTGGGTAAGTCTTAATTGATCATAAGATGATATTCTCTGTGATTTCTGTTTTACAAGAGTATCTATTTGTGATTTTTGTTCAAAATAAATATCTTTTTTCTTATCAATCAACACTATTTTATTTTGTGTTTCATATATTGATTTTGCAGTTTCTTGGTAAGAATTTGTAAGATACCCATAAACACCAACCGATGTCAGTATCATAAGTATAATTGCAGAACACATTAAATAAATTTTAAATACTTTTTTAAGAGTTTTAAAATTATCGTGAAGGAAAGTAACAACTACTAGTTTTGAAAATTCAAGCATTCCAGCCATACCTATGATTGACCAAGAACCACCTGAAAACAGTTTGGATATACCGTAAACTGAATAATAACCCGAAAAAACAGCTAATCCAATAGCACAAAACCAGATTAGATTTTTAAGAGAAATTAACTTGTTTAACATTTTACTCTCACAATATTGATAAATACATAACAATAAATATCAATATTTGAAGATAATTTATTAAATTCCGTATTCGGTTAGGTATTGTTTGAGGGCTAATTCTTTCGCTTTACATTCTAACATAATATCAACATCATGTCCGTATGTGTTAATTTTTTCTAATATGTAATCAGCGTGTGCTTGTGGTTTTTCTTTTGGATTATTTGTTTCTTTCAATTTTGAAGATGAATAATGAACAACTGGAGTAATACCATCTGGCCATGTTGAAATGGCAAGTTCAAGTGCTTGTTGTTCGGATAAGTCACCTGTGCAGAATTGGTGGTGATGATAGTCAAATACAATAGGAATACCCACAGATTCATGTATTTTCATAAGGTCTTTGACTGAATACATACTGGCTTTATCATCGTTTTCAATAGTAAGTCTTGAACGAACACTATCGGACAATAGATGAAAATTACGGCACCAACGGTCAATTGAAGCAATTTTGTCACCGTAAACACCATTACAATGTATATTGATTTTGTTGTAAGGTGTATGTGATAATCCCATCATATCAAATACTTTACCATGTAGTTCCAAGTCAATTATGGTATTTTTAACAACATTATCATTCGGTGAACATAGAACATTGAAAGGACCAGGATGACATGATAAACGAACCCCATGTTTTTTTGAATAATCACCAATTCGTTTAAGAACAGTTTTGATTTCTGCAATATCTGGTAATGTTTCCAAATCATATTCGGAACCCCAAGGAAATACATTTGATGATGTTCGGAAGAAATAGATACCGTTTTCAACATTCCATTTGAGTATGGTTTCCATGTCACGAACATTTAGGAGAGCAAGTTCGGAACAATAATTGATACCTTTTTGTAGAAAGGTTTTCTTAATCATTGAACGATTGGTGGTAATCTTATCTTTTGATAAGGTCATATTGATACAGGCATAGCCGAGTTTCATAGTAGGTTGGCGTTAATGTATAATGTTTAATTGAATACTAATATACAAAATTTATGAATAAGATCAAAATAAAAAAAACCCCTACATAGTGTAGAGGTTTTCAGGGAACCAACCCTTTCCATTCCGAACAATGGATCATTTTTGTTTAGGTTTTCTTCCTTTTTTAATTGGCGTTTCTACGGACTTTTTAGACTCTTTTTTGGGTTTTGTTGTTACCTTTTTTTTATTTTTAATTGGCTTTTTCACAACAACCGAATCTGTTTCGTGAGTAATTTTTTCAGCATAATTTGCAAGTTCGTTAATAACTACTTGTTTATCTGATAATTGTTCGTGAATATCTTTAACTTTTCGATTCATAAGATACCAAGTTAAAGCAACAAACCCTACTACTGTCAGTAGAATAAATACTAAGCTTTCAAACATAACTAATTCCTTAATGTGTTACACAAAAAATATATTTATTTAATTTCTTTTTCATCTGTACGTTATTAAAAGATGAAATTAAACCGTTTATTACATATAAAACATTGTAATTGTAATCTCTATAATTGTAGTCATCTACTGTAAAAATTATTGAATTTGAAAATAATAAACATTTTCTAACTACCGTAGATATAAATATGTATTGTTTTTCTTTATATGTTGGTTTGTCAAAAATACCAGTTATTAAAGTATGTTCAAATTCCAAACTACCTTCACGATTGTGCATTGTAAAATCTAAAAAATTTTGTATTGTTGTATTATTGAATGAATAAATAGGAATGTCAGAATATTTTTCTTCCATTCTATTGATCACATCAACATCAACATCTACCCCCAAATAAAAAAATCCAGGATGGATATGCTGCATCGTATCTAAAAAATTAGTTTGTTTATCACCACACCCTAAATGTAATATTCTTTGAGTTGGTTCTATTCCAAATGATAATATATCATTACAAATTTCAATTTCTAGTTCTTTTTCCACCCTAGTGCCTCTGAAATATTTGGAAATTGATTAACAAAAATATTTTTAATACCTTCTGCTATTTGTCTATGTTCTTTTTGTGTATCAATAGAACAACGAAGTTCGAGATAGTGAATCCAACTACGAACAGAACCTTTCATATACATCGTTGTTTCCGTTGATAGTGGTAGAACATCACGAGCAGTTTCTCTTGATACACCTGTCTTTATCAATTTTTCATATAACATTTTTGAATTTGCAAAGTGTTGTTCAATGTCTCTTTCAAGTGTATAATTTTCTATAATATCTTCACTACTCTGTCTGTTTGTTTTTCCTTGTTTTCTCAATTCAACGGATTGTATATCTGTTGCTGTTGAATATCTTTGTGAAAATTCTTGAAATGAAAAAGATTTATGACGAAGAATTTGAGCAGCAATACTTCTTCTGGTAACTATTTCAACTGTCATATCAACAAATTCAAATGGTGACCAGTGTTTATGTTTAATCAAATAGTTTATCAATTTACTAGCGGTTTCCATATTCATTTGATTTGAAGGATTACTGACTCTAGCAATATAAACTATCAATTCTTCGGGAGATATTATTTTAAAATTACCATTAAAATCACCTTCCATGAGTGAGGTAGGTTCTGTAATCGAAACTAATTTTACGGACATAACTTATTTTTTACCTTTATTTATTTTAATCAATTTAATATAAATTCCATTTTTATCTTCTGTAATAATAACAGAGTGGTCACCTGAATATAATACTAATGTTAGCCATTTTAAGAATTTATTTATGTCAGTATCTATTGGATCATTTAGATTATCAAAATTAGATGTATCCAGTTCATCATCACCAAATAATTTATCAGAATTGTCAATATTGATTTTGGGAGGTTTTTGTTCGTCTTTTGGTTTTAACATTGGATCAATTTCTTCTTCATCTTCATCTTCAAACTTTGGTCTTTCTTCCCTTTTTTCTTTTATTTTTGAAATTATATCTTGTAGAATATAATAATCCATAATGTTATTAAATTTATCAAGAAATTTTTTTAAATCTTTCTTGTCCATTTTTTCATCTTTTTTTCCTTTTAAATCTACTTCATAGTAGTTTAACATGGATTTTAATTTATGTTCTTGTTTTGTCATTTTTTTGCCGTTTTATGTGCTCGATTACTTCTACATATTCAAAGTTACCGTTTTTTATTTTATCAAATGAATATTTTTTTATTTCACTGCATAATTTATGATTATTAGGATATATCGTTGCAATGTTAATCATTGATTCTTTCATAGGACAGGTTTCTGGTCTTGTAAAATCTAGTTTGTATGCTATCCACATACTTCCAAACCCAATAATAAATGCTGTAATAATTTCCAATTTTATCTCCTGAAGTTTAAGATAAATATATTTTACGAGAGAAAAATGGTCGGTATGTAAAAAATATCTCTCGATTATAGTATAATAATCATTATACCTTAAAACCCTTTTCTTTTAGGTCTTTATAGACCAATTTTGAAACTTTATTCCAGTAGTGCCGAGTAGCACCTTTTTTATGTCCATTAGGACCTCCATTCCACTTCCGTGCAATGATCTCCATCTCACTCATTGTGATGGTTTCCCAGTTAATGTTGGGATTGTAGAAATTCTGAAAAATCCAAAACATTTGTTCAGACTTTTCAGGATTTAGCCTATCTTGTAAAGTAAAAGTTTTATTTATACCTTTCATTTTACAGATTCGGTTCACTTCCTTCACCATTACTGGTAAAATTTGTACTATACCAAGTGAACCATCCTTTGATCGTGCGGTTGCATTGCCTTTTGACTCAACCCAAACGATAGATGAATATAACACATTCTTCATTGTTGCTGCTTTAGTTTCAGCACTTCTGTTTAAAGTAGTTGTCATTGCTACTAACGGAAAACAAAAGCCAATTAAGAACATTGCTATAACCCGTTTACATTTGTTAGTCATAATCTTGTCCTCATTTATGGATAATATATTTAACACACCATAATGTTGATTTCAACAAAATGGTTAAAACATATACCGACCATGTTTTCAAAGAACTTACTTTGATATTGTATCAAAGATACGAAAAATATAAATATAAAACAAGCATTTTTTTACTTATTAAAATCCACTAACCCTATATTAGATCTATAGATCTATATTAGATCTATATCTGATCACTTTCTTTGTGTTCACACTTTCTCCGTGTTCACTGGCAAGATAATAAATTTTACCTATATGATCAAAGCAATATCTACTACCAAGCAAGAACATTCGGATATTTCCTCATTTTTTTAATTGGCGATTGAACATAATCATATTTGTTACCACGATATAAAAATGTTGAACCACCACCGTCCATGTTGATGGCATCCTTACAACCTAATTCTAATAATCTTTTTGGTAAATCAACAACTCTGATACCATCGTTGATGTAGATAAACACACTATCTGGATGATGACTGCCAAATACTGTTCTCGGCCTTCTGGCTGTTGTAAAACTGTTATTTGGTATACTTTGTGGTAAACTGTCTTTAACGAGTAGTGGCGTTCCCGCAAAGATGTATTTTGACCATATTGCTGGTACACCATATCTATCGCTGAAGTGGATATGTGGTCTTAAATTAGGAACACCAAAGTCGTGTGGATCATCAATAGACACAAATGGCCAACTATGTGGGTTATTTGGTTTAATATAACCATGATTTTTGAACGGTGGAACTACATCTTTTGTAGTAAAGAATGATAAGTTTATCATATTTCTCAATCTATACTTTACCGAATACCATGATGGGTGGCGTAGTGTATCTGATGAATAAACATGAACTTTGGTGAGTGGCAACTTAATTACCCATTCTTTCCCCAATATCATAGGTGATGCCAATAACAATACTAAAATAAATCTCAACATCGTTTTTCCCTCAATGAAAATAATAACTATAATAAAAAATTTCAAAAATTGCTTGCTTCGTATTTAACAATTTCTTATATTCGTATCAAATATAATGATTTTTTATCACATTTCCAAAGGATTTGTTATGGCGTTCTACCTCGCAAAAGTTCAATTTGAAATCACAAATGAACAAGGTAAAGTAAAAAAGCACAACCGCACATATGTAGTTAGTGCAGTTTCAGTTACCGATGCAGAAGTTATGGTTAATAAGTATTTGAAAAATAGTACCGAACCATTTGAAGTAAAAACTATTGCGGAATCAAAAATTGTGGACTGTATCTATGAGTAATGATTTCAATAACTTAATCAAAGAGTATGAAAAACAATTTAATCCATTATCAAATTGTAAAAATCTTCAAGAATTGAAAGAAGAATATTCTGCATATTTGATAACAAAAGAGAATGTAGAAGATTGGATTATATCAAACACGGAACAATATTCCGATGAATACGAAGAATATTATCAAATATTTGATAAGTCAGAATATAAGTTTATTTCTGAATATGGATTACCATATTTTGATGAATCAACAAAGAGTGATGATATAAATGAAATTTTTACAGAACATTCCAGTTACTTTCAAAGATACGGATGTATGTATTTTGATCAGATAATATCTTGGGACAAAAATAGTATGTTAGTTGAAGATGAAATTGGAAATTGTGAAATCATTACAAGACCAGATGTACTTATGAGACAAGATGACTAAAAATCATTTAAGTCTTTTATTTTCAAGGATTTACGTCATTTTCGGCGTAAGTCCTTTATTTTTATAGACTTAGCGTAACTCCTTACAAATCAACGGTTTACAATTTTTTTTTATTATTGCTTTGATCTTACAAAAAAATGCCTTATATTTGTAGTATAAAATGATGACAACCAAACAAACAAATATGGACATTTTTACAATTATTTCAAAAAGTGCTTTGATCTTAGTTGGCAATGCCTTATATTTGTATTGTAAACTGATAACAACCACATATTCAAGGATCTCACAATGAGAAAAGTAACATCGCTCGCCGTATCAAATTGGTTAATGCGTAAGAAATTCCGCAGAGACAATACCTACACAGACGGCACAACCTTATACCTACACGGCCATGCCATTGCAAAAATTGACGATACTGACGGAATGGTTTATGTTCGTTCTGCAGGTTGGGAAACAAAGACAACCAAAGAAAGATTGAACGGCATTCCGGGTGTCCGTATTCATCAGAAAAATTGGATGTGGTTCTTGAACAATCATCCTTGGCCTGATAGTGCACAATGGGCACCTATCGGTAGATATTCTTCTGAAAATGGTGGTATGATAATTACAAACCATATTTAATCCACCAACAACAACGGTAACAAGAAATAATTTATTAAGGAAAGTTTGTTATGAATTTCATATTAGGCGTAATTGGTAACGGTATAAAATACACAATTTATTTATTTTTGTTTATATGTTACCTACTACTTTGTTTTGCATTATCCATCGCTTTATTTATATGGTACATTGGTTTATGGAAAACAACAGATCCTTCAAATTACTACTTGCTTTTGCTTATTCCGTTTGTTCTGTTTGTAGGATTTATTGTAACCAGTATCAAGACCGCTTTCAGATATTTCTTTCCAGGCGAACCGGATTATTCCAAATTAGACTTGGACAAAATGATTGAAGAAATTAGAGTTGATTTAGAAAAACAAAATTTATTATGATAAGGAAATAAAATTATGAGACGCAAAGGAACATCAAAAAAACACACAAGAAATCTTGAAAATATCAAGATGAAAACAGTAACTTGTGAAGGCGGTGATCCAAAAAGTAAGTGGTATTCTGGCCGTGCCTGCAACGAGAAATTGCGTGTTATGGAAGGCATAGTCTCTGCCACTTGTTGGAAATGTGTTGCTTCAAAGATTCCAGGTCCTACTCTGAATGAGAAAACAGTTTCCACTGGGTTTCCTCGCGGTTGGAAATTTTTTAAGGAATTTGTCCATGAGAACGGCAAGGTATATCATAAGGGCGTAGAGAAGCCAGAATTGTTTGGAACATTACCTGTAACGGAAATCAAACCACCTGCACCAAACAAGAAAAAGAAAGTTACGCTCGATGATAAAATTTCTGCAGAGATAACGAAGAAGTTGCAGAAGAAAAAGGCACCTGCAAAGTCGGCTACCAAAACAACAAAGAAGAAAACGGCTAAACCGAAGACTGCTAAGGTAACGAAGAAAACTATAAAAAAAACAACAACCAAATCTATTAAACCAACCAAAACAACCAGGAGAAAGAAATGATTGACACACCGCAAGGCAAATGGTACACAGTACCCGAAGTTGCAAAAATTCTCGGATGTTCGTTTCAGTATGTCCGCCGATTGACTAACGGTAGAACCCGAAAATACCAAAGTTACAAAATACATGAGAAACCAGTAGTTGATCAAACTCTTGTCCTCAAAGTCCAGAAAGAGAACCAAAAGAAAGTAAAGTATTTGGTTCACGAAGATGCGGTTAAGTTATTGGTAAACAAGAAGTTATCAAAAATTGACAAAAAAAATAAAAATAATGCTTTGATCTCTCAATAAAATGCCTTATATTTGTATATCTTAAAAAACAACCTTATTCATTTCTTACAGGAATTGTTCTATGTCTAGAACCAAAACAACCAAAACCAAATCACAAAATTTGTCTGTTGCAGACATTATTTCAACGGCTCCATCATTTCGCCCGGAGTCTCTAATTCTTTCGGACATAAAATGGAAATATCTTGTCCGTAGTGTTCTTCGTGGTCAAAATCTTATGATAACTGGTCCTGCCGGCTCCGGTAAAACTCTTGCCGTCCGAACCGTTGCAGATGCTATGGATAGACCGTTCTTTTATTTCAATTTGGGTTCAACACAGGATCCAAGAACGGCTCTCATTGGAACCACCCACTTTGATAAAGAAAGTGGAACATATTTCAATCAATCCACCTTTATCAAGGCAATTCAAATTCCTGATGCAGTTATTCTGCTTGATGAATTGTCCCGTGCTCATCCAGAGGCGTGGAATATCTTGATGACCGTTCTTGATGACGGACAAAGATATGTTCGTGTTGATGAAAGTCCTGATGCTGAAGTTATCAAGGTTGCACCCGGTGTTTCTTTCCTTGCTACCGCCAATATCGGTGTTGAATATACATCAACCCGTGTAATTGACCGTGCTATCCAAGACCGTTTCCTTATTCTTGAAATG